GAGGGCGGCCTGGGCAACTTCGACACCCAGCGGGTGCTGAACAAGCCGGTTCTGTTCGACGACAGCTGCTCCGCCCTGGGCACAAAGGGCGACATCAATCTTATCGACCCCTTCCAGTACATCCTGCTGACCAAGGGCACCGCCAGGCAGGACTGGTCCGTCCATGTGGAGTTCCTGACGGATCAGAACTGCTTCCGCATGGTATACCGCTGCAACGGCGCGCCCAAAACGGATTCCACCCTGACCATTAAGAACAGCAAAAAAGTGCGCAGTCCCTTTATCACGCTGGCTGACCGCTCTGCTTCTGCCGTCGGCGGCAGCGGGAACGGCGCCGAAGGTTGAGAAAGGAGGTCATTATGGCAAAGTGCAAAAATTTGGAGGTAAGATTTATGGATGGCGGAGTAAGAGAAACAATATGCACCCATTGCATACATAGAGAAGTGTGTTTATACAAGCAGACTTATCTTGAGTATCTGAGGGCAAGTGAAAAAATGTACAGCGATTATCCGGATGATATTTCTTTTATCGAAAAGACTGATCCGAACTGCATTCACTATAAGAAGAAATCCGACGTAAATTTGCGGTGATGGGACGTCCGTAGCAGGCTGTAAGCAGGTCTTTTCAGTCGGACGAACTCTAATCTAGGTTAAAAAATTCTGGTCAAATCCTGTTTTGAAAAGTGGGCTTTTGGCCAGAAAAAGTGGGCAGACGAAAAAATTCGGGAGATTTTGAAGATTTTGGGAGAACTTTTACGGACGATTTTCTCAATTTTTGGACATTTTTTGCCCACTTTGCCCACTTTTTTTTAAAATTGACCAGGCACTTTGGCCAGCAAAAACCCAGTATTTATGCGGGTTTGAGGGCTGTTTGCCCACTTTCCCACTTTTTTCTTCAAACTATTATGATAAAAAATTTTAATAATATTATAAATAGGGCAAGAAAAAGTGGGCATTTGACCAAAGTGCGGAAAAGGAGGTTTTTATGAGAGAAAAAATCACATGGCAGGATATTTATAAGGATTTTAAGATTCGACTGCCCAATTTATCTAAAAGAGCAACGTACTGGAAGCCGAGAGGATATCTCTCTATCACCGTGTACCTCGAAGATGGTTCCCAGATGGCTTATGACTACTTGTACAAAAAAGCATCGTTCATCACCATGCCGAAGACTGCCTTAGCATAAAATTGTCGATTTGTCAATAGGATATTTAAAAACCTGTTTCTTTTCGGGATGTTTTGTGCTATACTGTAACTGCGACACAATTCTATAGTTTTTAAAGCTACGCAGGGAATAACCTTTGGTAAAAGGTGTATTCTCTCTTTTCCATATGCTCTGTGTAGCTTAGGCATTGTGTCGCAGCAATGAGAGGTTCACTTTTTCGGTGCGTCTCTACATTGGGGCGCACTTTTTTATTTGCGCCAAAACTTTTGGAAATGTTTGGGAGGTATCTATGAGCGGCAGTAGTAATAATAAACCAAATAGAAATGTAAACAAAATTGTCTCTGGAGTCACAGCGGTAACATCGTTGATGACTTTGGCAAAACCTGTCGCTGATACTATACAGGATTATACCAGTAAAACTATGGAAGAACGGAAACGTCTCGTAAGTGTCCCGGAATTATATTCTAAGGAGTATCCATTAAGTGTTGAACAGGCGGTAGAATTGTTGAATAACTGTGGCTTGAAATCAACACTGGTAAAAACTTCTATTGATGATGCGGATGTTAAATACCGAAAATGTTTTGCGTCGCAAGTCATCAGTACAAAACCGAAGGGAAAACAAAAAGTTGAGCCGGGGACCATGGTTCTCGTAAAATACATAACTCAAGAAGTAATAGACGAGAGCCAAAAGATATTTGAGGAACTTGAAGCCAAGAAAAATGAGATTGCATTGCAAAAAGAAAATAGGAAGGTAGAAAGAGAAGAAAAAAGAGAGCGGATTGTACAAAACGCACGAAACAAAATTCAAAAAGTATTTCGGAAAAATAAGGAGGGCGACAGTAATGAGTAAGAGAAAAGGTAGCGGAAAGAAAAGAAGTACGGCGGGATTGATTCTTGACGTGATATTGGTTTTTGCAACCGGAGGTCTTTGGCTCATCTGGATATTGGTGAGATACCTTAGAAACAACAGCTAGGCAGAAAAAATTGAATAATGATATTTTTGAGAGTCGTGTAAAAGCGGCTCTTTTCTTTTGCTATTTTTTAGTTCGCAGAAAAAACATGCCCTTTTATGAGGAGAGAGATTAAAATAGGCATTTTTAATGCTTGTTCTTTCTCTTTTGTATTTATCAAAATGAAAGGAGGTCCCTGTTATGTTGGAGAGCAAATTTCAGGCACAACTGATTCAGGAACTTAAAAAAATGTTTCCTGGATGTATTGTGACTAAACTTGACCCGGATCATATTCAGGGCATACCAGATTTGCTCATCCTCTATAAAGACAAATGGGCTTCTTTGGAATGTAAGAAAAGTGCGAACTCTAAGAAACAGGCAAATCAACCATATTACGTTGAGAAGATGAACGAGATGTCTTTCTCAAGATTTATTTATCCTGAGAATAAGGAGGAAGTGCTACATGAACTTCAACAATCATTCAATGCTTGAAGGGCAACACGCTTTTCTTGGAGCAAGCAAATATCATTGGATTAACTACGATGAAAACAAAGTAGCTGAGTCGTATGTAAAATTCTTGGCAACTCAAAAAGGAACCGTACTTCATGAGTTTGCGGCCCAGTGTATCAGGCTCGGACAAAAACTTCCGAAGTCGCAGAAAACTTTAAATATGTATGTGAACGACGCTATCGGCTATAAGATGACGCCTGAGCAGATTTTGTATTATTCGGAGAATTGCTTTGGAACAGCAGACAGCATCGCATTCCGAAACGGATTGCTGAGAATCCATGATTTGAAAACCGGGACTATCAAAGCCCACATTGAGCAGCTTATGATCTACGCTGCTCTTTTTTGTTTGGAATATAAAATAAAGCCGGCAGATATTGACATTGAGTTGCGTCTGTATCAGAACAATGAGATCGAAATCCACGAGCCGGGCACTGATGAGATTGTTCCTATTATGGACAAGATTGTCACATTTGACAAAGTTATCAAAAAAGTAAAAGAACAGGAGGGGTAAGCCATGAACCAGGTTGCAGAAGAAATGAAAGATATTCTCATGCACTACGGAACGCCACGGCATTCTGGACGTTACCCCTGGGGTAGTGGGGAAAATCCGTATCAGAGAAATGGTGATTTTTTAAGTCGTGTTGATGAACTGAAAGGGCAGGGACTCAGCGATACAGAAATTGCCAAAGCCATGGGTTTAACCACAACCCAATTCCGGACACAGCGGTCTTTAGCTAAAGATGAAAGAAGGGCGTTAGAAGTCGAGAGAGCAAAGGCTCTTCAATCAGACGGCTACAATCCGAGTGAGATTGCTAGAATGATGGGGTACAACAGTGAATCATCCATTCGTTCTCTTTTGAACTCAGATTCTGAAGCTCGTATGAACCAGGCCAGAGTAACTGCTGAAAATCTGAAACGGCAGGTTGACGAACATGGCATGATTGCAATAAGTGCCGGAACAGAACGATACTTAGGAGTCTCGCGAGAAAAACTCGAAGAGGCTCTTTATATTTTGGAGCTTGAAGGATACAACCATTTTGGTGGAGGTGTTCCTCAGGTAACAAACAAGGGACAGCAGACGAATATCAGAGTTTTATGTCCTCCTGATACGCCTTATAAGGAAATCACCAGAACATATACCGACAAGAACGGCGAAGTTCATGAGAAAGTCACAAAAGTATCCAGCTCAATCTATGATTTTGACAAGGTTCATCCGTTGGAAGAAGTTTGTGACAGTATTTCTTATGATAACGGTGACAGTTTCCAGAAAGGTTTTCATTATCCGGCGAGTATGAATTCTGAGAGAATCCAGGTTGTCTATGCTGAACAGGGCGGAACAAAGAAAGATGGAGTTATCGAGCTTCGCAGAGGCGTAGATGATTTATCGCTCGGAGATGCTCATTATGCACAGGTAAGAATTCTTGTTGACGGAACACATTATCTGAAGGGTATGGCAATATATGCTGACGATCTTCCAGATGGTGTTGACGTTCGTTTTAATACAAACAAGAAAGAAGGAACTCCGGTCTGTGGTCCTAAGGATAACACCGTTTTGAAAACAATCAAGAAAGACCCTAATAATCCGTTTGGTTCTTTGATTAAGGAACATGGTGGGCAGAGTTTTTATGATGACCCGAATGGCGAGTTTACAGATCCAAAGACTGGAAAGAAACAGTCGTTATCTCTGATAAACAAACGTGCGGAAGAAGGAGATTGGAGTGATTGGGACGATAAGCTGCCGTCACAGTTTCTTTCTAAGCAGAGTCTAAAGCTCATAAAGAACCAGTTGAGTTTAACAATGGCTGATGCTCAGGCAGAGTATGATGAGATTTGTTCACTGACCAATCCAACTGTAAAGAAAGTTTTATTGCAGTCCTTTGCCGATGACTGTGATGCAGCAGCAGTACACCTTAAAGCGGCGTCTCTTCCAAGACAGAAATACAAGGTTATCCTGCCGATTACTTCGATGAAAGATGACGAGGTATATGCACCTGGCTATGAGAACGGAGAAAAGGTAGCTCTTATAAGGTTCCCGCATGGTGGGACTTTTGAAATTCCTGTACTTACTGTAAACAACAAACAGGCAGAGGCAAAGAGTAAACTCGGTCTTGCTAAAGATGCCGTTGGTATCAATAGTAAGGTTGCTGAGAGACTTTCCGGAGCAGACTTTGATGGTGACACAGTAATGATTGTTCCAACTGGCAAGGGTGTAAAGATTACTTCCACTCCACCATTAAAGGGATTAGAGGGATTCGATGGTAAGCTTGAGTATGGACACGATTCTACGAAGACTGATCCCGATGGAACGGTTCATTATTATCGTAACGGCAGAGAGTTCAAACCTATGAAGAATACTCAGACTGAAATGGGTATCATTTCTAATTTGATTACAGACATGACACTGAGGGGTGCTAAAGAAGAGGAGCTTGCAAAAGCTGTCCGTCACAGCATGGTTGTAATTGATGCGGAGAAACATGGTTTAGATTACAAACAGAGCGAAAAGGATAATGACATCGCCTATCTGAAGAAGACATATCAGGGAACAACCGATGCTAATGGCCGTTATCATGAGGGCGCTGCGACTCTGATTTCAAGATCGAAGTCCCAACAGGAGGTACTGAAGCGTAAAGGAAGTCCTAAGGTAAATCAGAAAGGTAAGGACTGGTATGATCCAAGCAAACCGGAGGGGTCTCTCATATGGAATTCTGTAACTGAAGAATACACAGACAAGAATGGTAAGGTTAAAGTAAG